AGTGTTGCAGTTGAAGCTGCTGATAACAAACGAGAGTTACCACCACTACTTGGTAACGTAAGAGTGTTTGAACCACTCTCAGCGTGGGGCGCACCTATAAGTGTTTGTGCGTGGGCGTTGGAGCTTTCACAATAAAACTTTATTTGAGAAACAGCAGAGCCACTATTTTTAAGGTCAATAAGACCTGCTTCAATACCTACAAAGCCATCAATCAGAACAACACCAGAACCATTAGGTGTTATAGCAATATTACCATTAGATGTAGACGTTGTAATAGTACGAGCTAAAACATCTAAGTTACCACCTAGCTGTGGCGTAGTGTCTTCAACAACATTAGAGATAGCACTAGAAGTAGCCAAGCCTGATACAACAGCACTTCTTGTTATTCTCTTTAAGCCACCACCAGATGTATCAATGGCTAAGAATACGTCATCACTTGCAACAGTAGCTATCTCTGATAGATCACCAACAGCAGTAGGATTAAAGTTTGTACCGTCAGCAATGAGAAGCATACCTGCAGTGTTAGTTCCCATAACTAGGTCATCACCAGTTATAGTTAGGTCACCACCAACTACTAAGTTACCTGACACATCTACTGCACCGTTAATGTCTACAGTAGTTGCAGCAATTTGTATTTCAGTGTCTGCTACAATGTCCAGTTGTCCATCTGCAGAAGAGTTAATGAATAGCCCTGTGTCACGGAACTGTATTTTATTTGCAGCATCAATTGTAGTAGCAGCAGCTATATTTACTGCACCATCAATGTCTACAACATCTAAGTTCGTTACACCATCAATGTCTACGTTACCTGATATATCTAAAGATGTACCTGTCAGTACTCCTGTAACACCTAGTGTACCTGTTACTGTAGCATTCTCATCTACATCAAGAGTATCAATGTGTGCTGTACCATTTATGAATATGTCACGCCACTCTTGTCCTGACGAACCTAAGTCAAACGACCCAGCAACACCATTAGGAATAATGCTAGAGTTTACGTCTGCACCAAAGACAACATTATCTGTAACCGCATCACCAAGAGTAATTGTACCGCCATTAAAGGTAGTAGTACCTGTTACTGTAGCATCACCTGCAACTGTAAGATTACCACCTACAAGTAAATTACCTGATACATCTAGTATACCATTCATATCAATTGTAGTAGCAGCAATCTGGATCTCTGTGTCAGCTATAAGATCAAGTTGACCATCAGCACTAGAGTGAATGTAGATAGCAGTATCACGAAACTGTAGCTTCTCTGAAGTAGCAAGTAAGATGTCATCAGAGAACGTAAAGTAATCCTCATCTTCACTCCAGATGATAGCACCATTGTTAGAGCCACCATCCCAAGTAAGTGTAATGTCACCCGCACCAGTACCTATAGTAACATTGTCAGATGCCACTAAAGATATAGGACCGCCTTCTCCAGCAGTACCATCGTGAGTGTGTCCTGTACTAGCCGCAAAAGCAGCTAATATTTGATCATATTCATTATTAAAGAGATCTGAGGTAATGACATCGCCATCAGTAAAAGATGATTGTCTTGTGTATGTAGCGCCCATTTAACGTCTTGCTCCTAATGTGTACTCTAACTGAAAACCTTTAAGGGAATAAGGTGCAGACTCACCCCCATCATTTATTCTTAATACGACAGAAAAACCTGAACCTTCTACTGGTTGTCTTACAAGAGGTTGAGAAGGTCCACCAAAAACAAACCTAACTGCACCACCAGCAGTACTAAATACAGCTAATCCAAACTGTGCAGCAACTGTACTAGAATCTAAAGAGTATGGAGAAGGTCTTGAAGAGTCTGCATCTTCATTATCATATCTCATTACTAATTCTGCATTTAAAGCAGACTCAGGTTTATAGTTAATAATAACTCTTTGCATATGCTTTCGTATGCCTGTATCCCCAAAAGATAAATCAGAGCTTCTGTATTTACCTAATACTGGTATACCATCAAAAGTATTTCCTTTATCTTGTCTGTGTACATGCCCAGAAAAATCTCCGTGTAATACAATAACATCACCTGCTTTAACAAAAGTATCTGTACAAGAAGGTTTTATACCACGTACTTCAGAAAACTCAAAACCTTGCTCTCTTGCAACACAAGTAATACCTCTTGTAATACTATCAGATTCATTATTCTTAGTAAAGAATATTCTGTACTGTGTCTTGTCTGGTATAACAACACTCTCAAATAATAAAGAGTCTTTAATATTTTTGTCAAAGATAGACTGTACGTTTTTACTTATTGTACCTAACTCTGTGTCGCCAATTTTTGCAGTAGCAGCAACTGTACGAAGTCCATCAGGTCCAAGGAATACTAAGTCACCACCAAATTCCTGTATGGTGTCACCGTTAATACAACCAATGTTTCTAGTAACAGGTACAATAGCAAAATCAGAGACTGTACTTCCTGTTAGTTTAAATATCCTATTCTCACAAAATATAAAAAGACTGTCACGAAAGACTTTTATTCCTGTAATAGTATCGTCTACTCTAATAGTACCTGCACCATTACCACTACCAAAATCATCTTCATTAGATGGCGCACTAAAGTTAAGAAGCTCTGGAGTTGTAGATTTACCTGCGTAAAACATGTGTGACTTAAACGAAGATACAAATCTAGAGCCTACAATAGCACTGGTAGAAATATCAGTTGCACTAAGGGCTGCATTAAAAACTACAGGTGCATTTACTCCATCAACACATACAATTTTTTGATTCCCATCAAAGTTAATTCTTTCAAATCTATATTTACTAGCATTAGTTCTGCCTGTATCTATTTCTGTCCAAGGAGAAGAAACAGTTATTCTAGATAAATGTATTGCTGCAATAGTATTTTCTGTAGCACGTGTTACGCCTGTAAACTCATTGGGGATTGAAGCAGCATCTACACCTGTATAAGTAAATATTTCTAAGTCTAACTGTAAACTACCGCTTGTTGCAAATCCTGCAACACTGTCTACTTTAATTACACCAGAGCCTGACATAGATGTACTTGCATTTATAGCAAATGCTAACTCAGTAGAAGCAGCAGAGAATATTTTTTCTCCTCTACATGCTATTACTTTGTCTTCAAAAAGAGCTACACCTATTACTTTTTCATTAATACTAGTTGTATGTGGTACTACATGATTAACAAACCTACGGTAGCCATTCATTCTCCTATACCCACCTTCAACGTCAGGCTCAAAGTTTTCTAAAACTAAAGCTTCTCCCGGTTGCATAAGAAAAGAAGCACGGTTTAAAACTAAACCACCTTCAAGATTAAATGCTGCAGGTGTTGTTTGGGAATTATCAGGCACTAAGAAATAACTCCTGCCATAAAGTTAGCAGAACCCCTAGGTGTTATAAGTACTGTAGATCTTATATATTCATATTTATTAATAAGTAAACTCTGCATATTTTTAATGCCTTGTTCAAACCTACCAAAGTTTAATTGATATTGTTGCATTTCACCACGATATTGATACACAAAAGCAGAAGCACCGTCTACAATAACAGGTGCAAATCTTTCTGGTATACTTGTAGTATCTCCGTGTGCGGTTAAATTATTTGGGAATGTAAAAAAATCAAATGCTAATGTATATTGTTTATCTGGATAAGGATATAATAAATAGTTATTATCTGGAGTACGAACTATATTTCTAGGTACACCCCCATTATCAAATTGTGTTACAGCTATACCGCTGCTATATGCTGCTGCTGTTGTACTATTTGCTCCTCTAGTACAACCAGTAATATCATTACCTAATATTCCAGTATATGTAATTTGTTCTCCGCTAATATAAACAGTCCCTGTTGCTGTTAGACCTGTAGTAGAAGCTAGTGTTAAAGTTGTTACAGAGTTTGAATGGGAACCATTAAGAGTTGTAGAAATAACTTCATCTTCTTGACTAGCAAATCCTTTTTTAATATACTCATTGTAATCAAGTACTGTTAAACTATTACCTGAAGCATTAACAGAAGTTTCTTTTTTAATCCTAGAAGTATTGTAATCTATTGATTTAGTATTCGTAGGTACAACATATTTACATTGACCCGGAACTAAAGTAGAAATATTCTCAGAGTGATTAAATGAATAACCAAATTCTCTTTGATTAATATATCTTATAGATTCATTAATAGCATTTTGACATTGTACTTGAACACCTCTAGCATCTGTAAAAGTTGAGGCCGTAAGTACAACTTCATTCATGCGAGTAATAACATCATTAGTTAATGAAAGATAAGTCAGTGCCATTATGTTTCCTTAAAATGTACCAAAGGGGCCAGCATAAAGCCAGCCCCTAAGTTTAGTACTGTATTACAGCAAGTCACGTTGGGCTGAAGCAGCCTCAGTGTGAGCAGCCGAAATATCTGCAATTACTGCATAGACACGTAAGCGTCCAGTTGCAGCAGCAGCACCAGCAATAACTACATCAATGGTATCTGACGCAGCG